TGTATGCCAGGATTAAAATAGATGGCTATGAGGGGTTAAAGACAACTCGGCTCATAGTCATTAGGGAGAATTTCAGCTATTGGGAGCTTAAAAAGGAAGAAGCAGAGGATAAATTTTATGATATTGATAAACTCGTAGAGAAAGATAACGGAGAGCGCCCTGAAAACTTTGAGACATTAGACTTTGATATACTCAAATGCACATACTATTTTAAGCTCAAGGAAGGCGACGAGGAAGAAACAAAGATAATTTGTTGGGTTGCCGAAGATAAAAAAATCGTTATAGGGTCGATACTTTATCCTCTTTACGCAGTGGCATGTTGTTGTATACCGTTCTACATTAAGCGCAAGAAGAAAGGATTATATCAACCAGGCATAGCAGAGGACTTGACAGATTCTAATTTAGCCGAGAACTCCATATTGAACTTAACACTTGAGAGCGCCTATATAAATAACGTAGTAACGCCGATAACAAACAATCCTGACATACAGGCGCAATTTCTGGAGAAGCGATTTGCTCACGGCCTGCCGATAGACGCTAAGCCCGGCGAAATAGACTTCTTGCAAAAGTACATGCGGCCCGCGGACGTAGGCGGACTAATTAATCTTATGCAATATCTTGTCTTAGGCGATGACCAGGTTAGCCGTGTATCAAGTTTAATGAGCGGAGCCGAGAGCCCATTTGACCCCAACGCTCCGGCCCGTAAGACCATGGCGCTATTGCAACAGAGCGGTAAGGGCGTTATGGATTATATTAAGCACTTGCTCCCTTCCTTTAATGAGGTAGGTTATATTCTACTTGCCATATATTACCAGATGTCGAAAGAGGGCCGGGCATATACCATAAGACCGGAGAACGTGGTAGGCAATAATCCTTTTGGCGTATTAGAGCGCAACGCTATGATAGCCAGGACAAATATACAGGCAAGGGCGTTTGCGTTTGAAGAAGACAAAGTGAACGAAAAAGTGCTTGATTTGTCATTGTATCAAACAATAAGAGCAGAGCCCTTGATAGCAAAGAACCCTAACGCTGTTTATATTATTCTTAAAAATTTAGTGGAAGGTTGGTCAAAAAAATGGAAAAACATAGCGACCAAAGCTGTTCCTTCTATGGAAGAATTTAAGAAAATGCAGGCTCAAGCAGCGTTGCAAGGCGTGGCTCAATATGTCAATGCGGTATTACAGAACTCTAAGGATACGGGTGTTGAACCTGAATTTAACGTAGATGCGTTACTCCCGGTCGTAGCCGATCTTCAAGCAATGCTCGTAACTCCGCCAGCGCCAGAGGTTGTAAAAGAACAGGAGAAGCAAAATGCAAAAGCGTAATCCATACGAACCTATTGAGCCCGCGGAACAATTAGCGATAGACAATAAGAAGAAAGAAATCAACGCACGCATAGAAGCGGTATCAAAATTAGCCTCTGAGTGCTTGGCTGACGCTAAATTTCAGAAGTATAGAGAAGAATTTGAACTCTTACGTGTAGACGTATTTAATAAAATGCAAGAACCTTTAGACCCGGACCCAGTTAGAGACGCGCACTATCTAAGGGCCTGCATAAATACGATATTGATATTAGATAAACTCTTAAAGAAGCCTGAGAAGGATTTGCGGAAGCCATAATACAGGCTACGCCGGACTAGGCAATACGGAGTGGCAGTGAGCGAAGAATTTAAAGCACAAACAAAGGTATTTGAAGGTTGGCGTGATAAGCCCTACAAGGACACCCGTGGCGTACCAACAATAGGTTGGGGCTTCAACCTGAACGATAAGTTAGTAAAAGCTCTTATCCCGGTTGAGGTTAAACAAGGCAAGCGGCCGCTGACAAAAGAAGAAGCAATGCCGATATTTGATAGACTCTACACCCGAGCAGAAAACACAGCGCGCGCCTATGTTGGATTTAAAGAGTTTGATAAGCTTCCCGAAGAGGTGAAAGATACCGTTACCGATATGTCTTATAACATGGGTGGCAAGATACACGGGTTTAAGGATATGAAAAAATCCATACTTGCAGGCGATTCATTAGGTATAGCGCTTGCGATGAAAGACAGTAAGTGGTTTAAGCAGGTAGGTAACAGGTCAAAACAACATTATCTTTCTATGGTAAATATGGGTGATTACTCAATGGACTCGAGGCAAGAATGAGCGAAGATATAAAGTTAATACCTACTCAGGCATTATTAAGCGAAATAGAGACCAGGTTTGAGTCTTGTATTTTTGCAGGTGTCCAGACCAGCGTCTTTATAAAAAATGATGTTGTGTGCCGCAGGGGTTGGAAGGGCCCGCACGTAGTTTGTTTAGGCTTATGTTCTAACTTACAAAGCCATATAAATTTAGATCAGCATGCGGCAGCGCGACAATTGCCGAAAGGTGAATAAATGACTGAACAAATCCAAAAACCTATGTCTATTGAGCAGGCAGGAAACTATTTGAAGGAAAAATCAGAAACCATGCCTGCGGATATGAAGAAAGCTGCAAGCACGGCCCCTATATCGTTCGCACTGCCAAGAGACAGGATAGCATATCTGATGTACGGAATTTCTTTATTTTATGATATGCCGGAAACATTAAAAAACAGATGGTGCGCCATCGCGGGCAAATCGCCAGTCATGTATACCACAAAAGAAGTGGCTATACTTTTACGTAAGTTATTAATCTTACGCATAAATGGCTATTCCCGGAAACAGATAGCGCGCCATATGAAAATTAAGCCTGAGATGATATTCAAGGCCGAAGAGATAGCTATAAAATCCATTAAGTACGCGATAGAAAAAAAACAGAATACGGGCGTGGCAATTTTAGGGGGCTTAAACTAAATGTCAAAAGTTGTCCAATTTCGTTGTCCAGATTGCGGTAGGCTCTTGATAAAGTACGAAAAAGGCAAAACAGTGTGTATGTATAAGGCCGAGGGTTTACAATTTATCGAGCCTGAAGAAGGTAAAAGAGCTGGAGTGATTTGCACTAAATGTAATACGCGTTTAGAGATTACGAAAGACGGATTAAGGAAGGTTGAAGCGGTACCCGTAATTCCACGGCCCGTTAAAAATATAGCGGCACTCGTTTAGCGACCCGCATAAGGAAGGACAAATACAATGGGAGATGTAAAAATAGACCAGGCTACTCTTGCGACACAGGACAGGCTTACAGATGATCAGGCTGATGCAATAGGATTAGCTGCTATCCAGGAGTTGGAAGCAGGAAAGAAACCTGAAGACCAAGAGAAGGCCGGCAAGCAGGAAAAGGGCACAGAGGGCGCTCCTGACAAGGAAACCGCCTTATCTGATGAGGAACTTTTATCTGCTAAAGATGAGGAGCTTTCTGATGAACAGAAAACAAAGAAGGTTGAACTCACAGAGAGTAAGAAGAAACAGGACGAAGAACGCTTACTTAATGCCAAAGATGAGGATTTAAGCGAGGAGGATAAGACTAAGAAGGCAGAGATAGTCAAGGCCAAAGAAGCAGCGAAGACCAAGGCAGTTGAAACAGAAATAGCCGATTATGCTAAAGAGCATAATGTTTCCGCAGAAGAAGCCCGCGAAGATTTAGACAGCATAGCGAAGATTCAGGAAAAATATAAAGGCGACCCGAAGCAGCTTGCAAAAGCTTACCTTCATTTCCAGCGCCTTCATAGCAAAACTGAATCCGAACTTAAAACTTTAAAGGACGCGAAACCTGCTTTTGCGCAACAAGAAATAACCATTGAAGCCGTAGAAAAATTTATCGAAGACGGCAAGGTTATGATAAACGGCAAGGCTGTATCAAAGGAACAGACTATCGAAGCTTATAGAAATGCTTATCCGGACTTAACCGAAGACCTTGATGATACCAAAGTCTTAAAGCTTGCGGCAAAGGAGTACAAGCAACAGATTGAAAAAAACATCGTAGAAGAAAAGGCTCAAGTATCTGTAAAGGCCAGAGAGAAGCGCGCTACCCTGTTTGATTCTGTCTCAGAAGCAGACAAGAAGTTTATCCCTGAAATAAAACCTCTCATTGAAAAATTGTCCGACGCTCAGGTAATGAGTGATCAATTCTCGGTGAATGCTTATATTGCCTATGTAAAGGGGCAGGCATACGACGCCAAGGAAAAGCAGTTTGAAACCGACAAGAAGGCTTTTGGCGAAAAGGAGTACAAACGGGGCCTTGAAGAAGCCAAAATATTAGGCACTAAAAAGCCTCCTGACGGCGGCGCTCCAAAATCAGGCGCGGGAGAAAGTACTTTAACCGCAGCGGAAAAGAAACGTGCCTTAGAGATGTATGAAAGTCTTGAAGTTCCGGAAGAAAAGAAATTTCAACTTTACAGGGAATATTTAAAAGACACAAAACAGAAATAAACAGGAGGAACAAAACATGGACGAAGGAAAGCAATTAAAATATGGACAGATACGCGGTGGCGAGCAGGGCTATGACGGAATATTAGCCGCTAGCCAGACCATTCTTGCCGCAAGCGGTAAGTTTGTATATAGAACAGCCGCAAGTACAGATACATTCACATTGGCCGCAGACGCCATAGGTGAAATAGCAGGCCACATGGAAGTAGAAGCTATTGCTACAACGCTCGGTTCAGAGAAACGCAAGATAGTATGCGACCTGACAGCGGTATTTAGGATACCCATTAACTCAGGTACTTTTGTTCACTACATGGTAGGAAAGAAATGCGACATTTCAATATCGGGCAGTGTTCAAGGTGCACAACTTGGTGCAGCAACAGAAGGTACGCTTATCATAGTAGGCGGCGACGCAGTAAATAACGCGTGGGTAGACGTTATGATTAACCCGGTTAAGGTAGGTGCAACGGGGGTTGCTTAAAGTAGACAGAACCTAACACTTTAAAAAGGAGCTTAGACTAACATGGCTGGAATAAAAGCGGACCAAATCGCGCTATACATGAACGATATGTATAAGGCGGAACATGAGGGCTACACAGAAGTAGCCACAAAGTACAATGAGGTATATAAGGTCGTAAACAACGTGACAGGTTCAGGCGATAAGATTACCCAGATATTAGGGCAGGGTAAACTCACCAGACACTTAACGGAAAGCCAGGATATTGTGTTCAAGAGTCCTGTCCAGGGTTGGGAGTTTCTTGTCAATTACTGGACGTTCAGTGATGGCATAGCACTGTCAAAACCTGCCGTTGAAGATACCTTAAAGCTCGGCAATTTATTAAAAGAACTAGCCGGCAGCTGGGGCAAGCAGGTAAGGATATGTAAGGAAGAAATGGCGGCAAGGGTATTCAACGAAGGCGGTAACCTCTTAGGTGATTGGATATTTAACGGTTCGCATACGGGGAATACCGCGGCATACGGAGATCTCATCTACGACAATCAACAGTTATTCGCTCTAACAGGGGATAGGCACACCTCAAAAGGCGGCGGCACATATTACAACTCTGTAGCAGGACTTACGCTTACGCCCGCTAACTTTGAGACGATTTATAACTTGCATACCACAATAAACAACAGAGATGAAAGAGATAACGTTGTTGCTAACCCTGCCGACACTCTATTAACAAGACCTGGTGCAAATAGATGGCTTGCGGATAGGATAGTAGGCACGGAAAAAGGACTTCCGGGCGGACAACTCAACGATGTAAATCCATATTACAAACTCGTCTCGGTCTTAGATTGGGATTATCTTGAGGCCGCAGAAGGCAACTTCTACGTAGGCAAGAGACAATCTAATGACTGGCAGTTCAGGGAAAGACAGTTGCCGGAAATCAGATTCTTCCGTGATGAGACAAACTTAGGATACAAATGCTCTATCAACTTACGCCAGGGCATCTTGATTAAGAACTGGAGAACATGGACAAGAGCCGGCGGTACAGCAGCATAGTAAGGAGATTGCTTTGAATTTTCCTGATGTAAAATTTGGAATATGCCAAGTATGTAACGCGGACGGGAGGGACCAGACGGCAGAATTAACGTCTGCTGACGCTCCCGCCCGCGTTACTTCCGGTAATGGTATTGTTCTCGAAGAATATTTAGGAAAACTCATGTGTAATGCTTGTATCAATATAGCAAAATCCGACAAAGAAAGCCTTCAATCTGCAAAGAAACACGCAGAGGCAGAGAGATTCAGGGCTAAAGCGGGCTTCATAACCACAGTACCACAGGAGGTTTAGTATGGCTAAGAAAGAAGAAAAAAAGGCTCCTGCAACAGAGAAGGAAGCTGAAAAGCCAGCTATTCCTTCTGTTCAAGGGCCGAAATGGATTAAGGTTACAGCCGAGCAGTTAGATAAACTGCAAAAAGAGAACAGGTTGGCCGGTTATAGGCCCGACACAAGCGAAGCATTGATCAACTAAACAGGAGGATAAAAGATGTTTAACAAGTTAAGGACAATAATAATTCTGCTTGTTGCCTTATTCTGCTTTATGCAAGTGCATGCCTTCGCGGCAAGTATGAGCGATGAAGCGGTTTTAGGGAATAACAGGTGGAGCGTAAATTCAAGTGGAGATCTTGTCCCTAACGCGAATACCTATACCATAGGAAGCGCGAGCCAATACCCTGCCTCAATATGGGTTGCCGGTTCTGAGTATACTTCATTCGCGGCAGGAACAGACGGCAACTGGACGGATCAGGGTCTTACAACTACGTTAGACCAATGTCCTACGAAGATTATCGCCACTCATTCGACGGGTAAGTTTCAGGCGACACAACTCGCCGCAGGAACGAGTGGTATTCTTGGCGTTACAAACGGTCAGACGTTGACATTGGAAACCAATAACGCTTTTATCTTTGGGGATAATAGCGATACGGCCACAATAACGTTTACGGGCGACGATGTTTCGTTAGACACCAGTGATGGCGGGTTTATATTCGCCCTTACTGATGCGACGGACGGCACACTTGATATTCGGGCAAATGGTGATACTAATGATTATGTCAGTTTCACTACTGTATCTAACGTACCAACGATTGTAACGGCAGGGTCATGTAACTTAGAAATCGCGCCGGACGGTGGGACATTAGCGGTAACTGGTATCTTGACAGTAAGTGGAGCGCAGACCTTAACTGGCGCTACCACAGCGTCATCTC